CCATAACTTGCTACATTACTACCATTATTAACACCATATGTTGCTTGTGTAATTACATTAGGGTCGTGAGTACCAATAGTAAATGCAGATGCATTACCTACTAAAACATCCCCCCCAGATGTTATACGCAATCTTTCTGTACTTGAAGTATAAAATTGCATTATATCGCTAACGTGAGAATAATTAATTAAACCATAGTTTCCACCAGAACCATCAGCAAACAATATTCCTCCTTCTCCAGATGTATCACCTCCATTTAATTCAAGATATGTTGTTCCAGATTTACCAGTCATAAAGGTAGTATTAGCACCACCCCTTGCTGTATTATAATAACCTACTTGTACCTGCCCCCCAGATGTTATATTCATTCTTTGTGTTGGAGTATATTCAGTGCCTATTGTTAAGCCTGTATCTCCAAAGAATCTTATATTCCCACTATACATATTAATAATTGATGCTGAGGTTGCAGTAGGTGTATATTTACCTGCATTTTTATAATAAGCACCAGTAACCATTATCGCATCATTCGTTACATTTGAGCCTATAAATAAACCTCCTGTAGTTGCATCAGATGGAATACATTGAATGTTGTTGTAAAAAGTTGATGCTCCAGAAGTAGATTTAACAGCCAATTTTCCTAAAGCAGATGAACTATTATTTATTCTAACTTGCGATACAAAATTTGCTCCTGATGCAAAATTTGCAAAACCACTTCTGTTAATTATTAGTGAATTTTGATTATCAGTTGAATTTCTAATACAAAAAGAATCATTTTCTTGTCCTGTTACACCTGCTGTAATGTTCCATTGTTGAGCAATTCCATTAGAATTAATAATCCTTACACCTCTATTTTCTCCTGTACTAATATCATCAATATCAATTGTAATCATATTAGTAAAAGTTGAGCCTTCACTTACACTAAAACTACCATCAATTTCAACAACACCCTCCCCTTTTACAGTTAAAATAGGTACAACAGGATTTGCTACAGTTCCTAATCCACCTGCCATAATTATATCTCTATAAATAGCATCATTAACTCTAGCTTGTAAAACTAAACTTCCTGCTAATTGAGCAAAATCTCCAACTTGTGCATCTGTTGTAAATATATGTGCTGTTGCAGAATCATCTTCTGCATTATTAACATAGGTAGAGCGACTCCCTATAATATCTAACATTCCATTAAATGTTGCAGTTCCAGTATTGCTAATATTTAACCTTTCTTTAGCTTCATCTTCATCATAAATAGAAAAACTATCATCTGACTTACTTTCTATTAACCAATCGTGTCCTACAATAGATGATAATTCTATTCCTGCATCTCCTGTAGCTGCTTTAAATCTTGCCCTGCTATTTACAACATTAACATCTAAAGCAAAAGAAGGAGTGTCTTTTATACCTACATTTCCTGCAAAAAATACTGTATTGTTTGAGCCTGCAATAGTAAAAGAATTAGAACCTGATGTTTCATTTCTAACTGTAAATGTTTCATTATCTACTCCTACACTAAATTTTCTTTGTACTCCCTGAGTATCATTTAATATTAATTTAGGATATGTTTTACTTATTGTAATATCTCCTGTAAAACCTGCTGCACCACTTGAAATAATAGAGCCAGCTAAATAAAGGTCTTTAAATCTATATGATACATCTCCTAAATCTGCATCATTGTCAATTATAGTTCCTGTATTATCTGTTGGCAAAATACCATTAGCGTGCATTCTTAATCCATTATGCCCTGTTGTTACACTATATATGTTTACATCATTTGCAGTATTTCCTATCGCTCCAACAGTTCCAACAAGAAAAGCAGGTACTGCATTAGAGGTTACGCTTCCTTGAAAAGTTGAAGATAAATCATTATTAAATGCAGCAATAGTTGCTCCAGTATTCTTTTTAAATACTATGTTTCCATTTGTAGATTTTGCAACAACATTGTCTATAATAGCACTTGTCGCAACTAAAGAAGCACAATTTACATTTCCTGTAGAAGTAATAGTTCCTGAGTTTATTGTTCCTGCAAAAGTTGCGTTTTGTGAAGAATCTAAAGTTAAGGCAGTTGTTACAGAACTTCCTGTTGAAAATACTAAACTTGTTGAATTAGAATGTGATATTCTTGATACTTCTGTACCTGAATGTTTTATAATTATGCCTTCTGTAGAACCAGAAGAACCATCTAAAGTTAAAAGTGCATTTGCATTTGTATCTACATTTATATTTCCTGCAAAAGTTCCTGTTGTTGCTTCTAATTCTGCTACAACTAAATCTGCTGCTACATATCCTGCACCACCAATATCAACTGTTGTTGTAGGTTCTACTGTTGTTCCTTTAAATAGTTTAAATTTATTACTATCAGATGCATCAGAAAATAATCCTAAGAATCTATCTGTACCATCATTGTAATCTCCATATAATCCTATATCTAAACTATTAGCTGTATTGTCTTTCGCTAATTGTATTAAAGGGTCAACTACTGCTAGTGTTTGACTGTTTACAGTTGTTGTTGTTCCATTTACAGTTAAATCTCCTGCTATTGTTACATCTCTGCCAAAACTTGCATCAGCATTTCTTGATATTGTTAATGCTGTTGTGTCTAGTGCGTTTGCATCAGATACTCTAAATACTATTGATTTAGTTACTGCTGATTGGTCTATTCTTAAATCTCCTGTTGTATTTAAAAACCTTCCATCTGTTCCATCATAAAATAATTCAACCTCGCTTGAGTTTCCTAAAACTAATCTGTTATTAGTTTCTATATAAACATTTCCAGTAAATACTCCATTTCCTGTAACTGATATTCCTGTGTTTGTAGTTGCTAGTTTTTGAGAACCATTATAGTAAAGTTCAACTGCTGCATCAGGTCTAAATGCAGCCATATTTTCTCCATCATCTTTTTCAATAAAAATATTTCCACCTGCTGATTGTTGTATATTAAAGTTACCTGATGTGTTTTTTATTGTACCTGCTGTTGAACCATTATGTGTAATCTGTAAATCATTAGAAGCACCGATATTAATACCTTTATTATCAGCACATAAAATTGTGCCTGTCATAGTTCCACCTGCTAATGGTAAGAACGAGCCACCACTACCTGTAATTGTGCCTGTTACTTCTAAATTTCCTGTAACCTTTGCACCATCTGTAAGGGTTTCAAACTTTTTAGCTGTGTTAAAATACAATTCAGCAGAACCTGTAGAACCAAAAAATGCCATATAACCATTGTCAGCAGGATTTTTTATTTCTAGTCCATTTGTTAATATTTTTAAAGTTCCTGTTCCTGCTTCATTAATATAGCTATTACTACCATCGTGGTAAATCTGTAAGTCGTTAGAACTGCCAAATAATGCCTTTCCATTATCTACAAAAGTTGCATTTGCTCCTACTGATACATTTGTTGTAGTAGATAAAGCACCTATAACTTGTACACCTGTATTAGTAGTATAAAATCTTTCACTCCCATCAAAATATAATTTTACACTAGAATTTTCTATTGCTTGTAATTGTATTTCATTACCTGCTGCGTTTGTTACTCTAACTTCGTTAGACCTTATATTTAATAATCCTGTTCCTGTATCTGCAATTAATGAATTTGAACCATCGTGATAGATTTCAAGTCCATCACTAGCTGTTCCATATATGCTTTTAACATTATCGTTTAAAACAATATTACCAGTCATTGTACCCCCTGCAAGTGGCAAGAATGAACCACCTGCTCCTGTGATACTACCACTTACCACAAGATTACCAGTAACATCTACTCCTGTATTAGTAGTAGCTAGTTTTTTAGAATTATCAAAATAAAGTTCTACTGCACTATTAGGTATAAATACAGCCATATTTTCTAATTCTGCCATTAATTTAATATAGCCTGTACTTGAAGTTTGTATTCTAAAATCTGAAGAAGTATTATGTTTTATATATGAAATATTTGAACTATCGTGATAGATTTGTAAATCACTACCTGCTCCGAATATTGCTTTACTAGAATCAGTAAACGTAATGTCATCACTAGCACTTACTACAATGTCATTTCCACCTGTTGTATTTCCAAAAGATAAAACTTCCTGTAAAGTATCTGTTTGCGAGAATTTAGTATCTACATATAGTTTTACAGCAGCACTTGTAGGAAGTGAAGTATTATTATCAAAGTTTTCTATTCCATCAGTAGAAGTTACATAACGAGTTATTGTAACCCCTGTGCCTGTGTCTTTTAATGAACCCCATTCTAATATGTTAGAAACTTTAAAATCTCCTGCATTATTTACATAAAGACCTGATTGGTTTCCTGAACCATCTGTTAATTCTTTTAAAGAAGCAGTTATTGCAGCATTATCGATTGTCTTAAATAGACCCTCGTAAGTTGCAGAAATTTTAGTGTTAAATAGAGTTGCCATACTTTAATTTTTTTGTTTTATTATTTTGTATCTTTTTTAAAAAGACTTTTAATTTTTCTATATTTTTTTCTTTCGGTTTATATCTCATAGTACCCACCCATTAAATGTTGCATCATAACTTGGGTATATATCATCATTCGTGTTGTTTGTGTATTCAGGATATGTTGTTTCATTAAAACTCATAAAGTCAATAAATCTTCTAGAATACCATTCAGCATTAGTTCTAGCTTTTTCTGTTAGGTAATCTACTTCTTCTTTACTTACTGTATCTGAATTTTCTGATTTGTGTTTAAACATACCACCATTTCTAATTTGATATGCAGCAAAAGGCAAATAATCTACTTGTGCAAACCATATTAGCATCGGTACTATATAGTCATCTAATAAAGTTTTCCACCTAGCATTAGCAGGTTGATCTATATTAGGTATTGCTGCAGTTAAGCCATCATATAATTTAGTTCCCATATAGTTCTGAACGTGTATTTCCTGTGCTAATTTTATAAACTGGATAAACTTGTCAGTATCGACATTTCCATCCATTATAGAGTTTCTTATTAGATCAGTACGATTTATAAAAAGTATTGTTGCCATAGTTTATTTCTTTTTTTTCTTTTTACCAAAACCCATTTTATCCCAATATGCCTTTGTGTAACCTTTGTATTTCATATCTTTTGGTGCAACTGGAACTAATTGGTCATTTACAGGAAACTTAAAACCTAATGACTTTGCTTTAGTAGTTGTTACTAAAGACTTATCTCCATCTAAAGTTAGCATATATGTTTTTCTAAACCATTTGTGTTGGCATCTTGCACCACCTTTATATAACCATATAGAATAAGTTGAAGCACCCTTAACTCCAAATCCTGGATTAACTGGTTGTTTGCCCATTTTGATAATATCTTCTTTTCGATATATTCTTTTGGCTCTAACCATTGCTTTACAGAATTTTCTACCATCATCATCTACTTTTAATGGTGCGTATTGGTATCTAACCATAAATTTTTGTACTCCAGTTTGTTTAGTAACTCCATCTTGTGCAGATTTTCTATTTGGAAATGCCTGTCCTGTTCTTACTAAATTTACTATTTTACTAAGTGTTGATTGTTTAGGTTTTTCTTCATTTAATTCTTTAATTAATTCATCTTGTCTATCATCATTTTCATAATCAACTTCAGAAACATCAATTAATTCATAATTTTCTAAAAGATCAGCTTCATCTTGTCCATATTCTGACAATTGGTCTGTTAGTTCTTGCAATTCATTTTCTTCTGTCAATTTCATTTCAGACAATGGAACACAATTAGGCACTTCTTTACCATCTTTCATTTTAGTTCCAATCTGCTCATATCCATCCCAACAAGGTGCTTTAAGTTCTGTGTGTGTTTCACAAGGCATATAATAAACAACACCTTCTACTTCGTGTTCGTGATAGCCACCACATCCTTTTTCTTCAGCTACCTTTATAGCTTCTTCTTTTGTGTCATAAGCCTTTTGACCATCAATCATTTTAAGTTCTACCTTATTAAATTCATAGCCAGTTTCTTCTTCAATATCTTCTTTGTCTTGTATTGAACTATCAACTTCAGTAAACTCTAGTGGCTGTAAGGTCGTAAAGTAAAGGTTTAAAGCAATTTCATTGTATGCTAGTATTTGGTCAAAACAATCTATTAAAAGTTCTTGAAAAGGTCTAATAACAGTATTATCCATAAGTAATGAAGCAGTCTTTATTTCATCTGCATTATTACCTAACCCTGAACTATCTTTTATACCTAATAGCATAGGTGATACCACTCTATGTGCTACCATTATTTTTTTTG